ACAAACAATTATACCTTGCTCTACATTTATTACAACAGAGTCTATCCTTGTTCCGTCTCCTAAACCAAATTGACGACCTTTCATTTGTCCCCAATCATTATATAAATCAGAGAAAAAGAATGGAAGGAAACCTTGATATGGAGTAAACCAAGGGTTAGTAGGACTTCCTGCATAACCACTTACCTCATCACCCCAATTGGCATAATCATCATCAATTAATGCTTGATTAGGAATAGGATATATCCATAAATACAATACAGACTGTAACCCTAATGTTTGATTAAATGTAAGGCCTGTAGAAGGACTTATGATAACTGTGCCTGTTGTACCAACTGCTGTAGTTGATACAGCTGCCAATGGCAAAACATTTTGTATCCCAAATGGCATACCTTGTGCTTTTGCTGTAACAATATTATTAAATTCAGCAGCAGCAGCCGTATTAGTTAAATTGAATGTATAAGTATAAAATTCTGCAGTAGAACCCACACTTGGAGTTTTAACTACAGATGTAGCTAAATCTAATCCATAATTATGAGGAGCAGGAAAAGGCATTAATCCTTTTAATACTCCAACAGGTCTCCAAAATTCACCATTTCTAATACCAACGCTAACCCAATCAGTATAATCGCTTGGTAAGTTCCACCAAGATTGTCCTTTTGGTTTAGCCAAAAAAGTTTCTTGTATTAAATGAAGAGAGTTAAAAGACAATTCCCTTACTGCTTCAGTAGCAAAGGTATATGCCTTCATGTAATTATGGACAGTTTTACCATTGGACAAAAGCCAATGGTTAACTATTTGGTCTAAGGTAACATATGAATTAGTAGGTGTTGCCATTTAATATTATTTTATAAAGTTTTCAGGTGACCCTTGGAAGCTCTCATCTCTGATTGTTCTTACTTCATTTACATAAGCTTTAACAACTGCATCAATAACCGCTTCTTCTAAATCAGGAGTTAATGGCAATACGCTGGTTGATGATAATGAATTTAAACTAACCACACATAATTGCATTTCAAATAATTGAGCCAATGTAGTTAGTGTGGCAGTTTGCCATACTCTTACATTAGGACCTTCCCAAGTATAACCAATTCTTTGAGATATTAAAGATGATGATTCTCCTGAACCATTAAGTATTCCATATTGTCCTGGAGGTATTGGTATAAGTTCAGCAGAAGGCAATGAGTTTTTTACAATAACTTTAAATACACCCATTCCATCAGGAAGATACTGAGGGGTTACAGGTATTTTAACCGTATATGATGGATCGTTTACTATACCCGATGCTGGCAAATTAGTATATGTTGCAATCATTACCCCTTGAGGTATTGAGTCTCCATCCATATTATAAGTAACATTGAACATTTCTGCTTTAAGCAATCTGTTCATTGCAGACTCCATATGCTTTTCAATTTCAGCATCTCTTATTCTATCACGCGTACTTGGAAAACCCCCAGAAAGGATTCTACGAATACGCTCTATCATTTGACCTTTAGTAGTAGACATATTTTAATTTTATGATGATGTATATTCTTGTGCAGCTAAATTACTTACTTCTGCAGCACTTAAGTTAACTCCAATATAAGATAGTGCTCTTGATACTACTTCCATCCAATATTCTTTACCAAATTCTATTTCATTATTTGGTGTACCTGAAGGAGTTGTAGCTGCTGGTACAATTGTATTACCAACAACACTATAACCAATTACAGGAGTTGTAGGTTTAGATATGTATTGGAATCTTAAACTATAACCAGTAGCATTAGTTATATATGTAACAGGATATATTTGTATTCCTGAATTTTCAAATACAAATATAGGGGTGTAATCACTTACTGGATATAATGCTGAATTTAAAGCATCTACTAACTCTGTATTTAAATATTGCTCTATTTCAAATATACCTATTCCACCAGGTCCAGCAGTACCACCAATATTATACAAACCTAAATAATAAGCATAATCAGGTACAACTGTTGCTATATCTAAATAGCTTGTTGATGTTAAACTTGAAAGAGGAATATCTTGTTTTTTCCTAAATGGTCTTAAAGCGTCTAATGTTAATTGACTTGAACCATAGTCAGGAGTAGGAGCCCCACCTTTTAATGCCTGGGCAGTAGATGGTAAACCCCAATAGTAATGGAATAAATCATTTTGACCAGCATCTAATGCTTGCGACACCTCTTCAGGGCTTAAAAACCCTCTTCTGTTTTTATCACAAACAAAATTAATGAAATTATATACGTCAAATATTGTAGTCATTGAGCTTGATTATTCTATATAATACGCTCAATAGCTTAAAAAGAAGTGAGTTTCATTATGGGTTTTCTTAACATAATAAGTAATATTACTGCTAACCCAATAAATAATTTTGATATAATAGAATTTTTTCTACTTATTTGATTATCAAGCTCATATATCTTTCTTGCTTGATTTGCACAAGAATCTAACAATATAGCTTCTTTAGCCTTATCAACCACAACGTGGGTTGTTTGTTTATTAATGGTCCTTGTAGGCATTTTACCTAACCATTTAACCCAAAGATTGCCATTCTCTAAATACACGCTAAAATCATTTACTATGGTATCTAAATGACACTCCATAGGCATATTGACCTTAAAGCTATCGTGGATAACTGTATCTTTATAGATTATTGTATCTTTAAGTATTTCTTCCGTAATTGTATCATTAACGCATTCTCCATTAAGGATAACTTGCCTCTTAACTTGGGCATAATATTTGGGATTGCTAAGCACTCTCTTAACAGGGCTACAGGAATAAAGCACGCTAATAATAACGCCCAATAAGAATATACCAATAGCTTTCGTACCCATAATTTATTTTTTACGTTTAAGATTCTTTTTGATTTGAATAACATAGTTAATTATCGCAAGTATTGAAACAATAACACCTAATACAAAGGTAATATTTGTTTTGTCTAAATTAGCAACTATATTTAAAAATAAACTTGCTAACAACCAATAATGGTTTGCTGAAGAATGAGAAGTAGTTACATCCATTATAATAAAATCTTTTTGTAGTTATTAAATCTTTCTAATCTATCAGCAAGTCCGTGAGTTCCACCATTAACCCTTGATGTAATCTTGATTAATGTTTTATCGTCTCTTAAATTGTCTGTATCTGCTATTTTATTTAGGCCATTTTTATTCCAGAACCATATAGCACTTAGTCCTGCATATTCATCATCGGCAACTATATCTGGGTTGTCGTACACTTTGTTATCTTTTATGTCTTGAGAAAATTGTTTGTAATTGTCTTTGCCTGTTAATTGAATATAACCACGGCCTTTAAACTTCCAACCGTCACCACTTTTTTCATCACCATTGCCCATACGGTTTGCATAAACCCTATTAGCTATTTTTTCTGGTTGTCTATGGTAAGCTTCTGCTGATGCAGCTGTAAAATATTTAGGAAAAACCTTAACTAAAGATTCTTTACTATAGTTTAAGTTTTCTGATTTGAATTTAAATGTACCTGATTCGTGAGCAACTTGTGCTAAAAAGTGAGCTGCTCTAAGTGGCGTGTCAATGCCATTAGCTGGCATTTGGTCTAAAAGTGGCTGAGGAACAATGCCTTTTAATTTTTCAAACATATAGTATAATACGCTCATAAAAAAACCCTATATACGTTAGTACATAGGGATAATTTTAATTGAAATACTTGAAAGGGAAGTAGAAACTCCCCCGTTCAAGATTTCAACACAAACACAATCTTAAGTTATTTTTTTAATTTTAATTTATGTTTTGACAACATACTTAAAAGTTCTGTATGGACATCTTTACCTGATTTTTCTTTAGAAGCCCAAGTAGCATATGCTTCAATAACTTCGTTGATTTCCATATCAACTAATCGCATAATGTCTCCTTTAGAATCAGACCATTTAAGTTTTCTTTCTTCAACATCAATGTAAACAATGTCTTCATCAATTGCTAAAGATATTGTTGCTTTAATGTCAAACAATTTATCTTCCATTCTTTCCATAAAATCTTCTGGGAATTCATGGGCAAAACTTTCAATTTCAAAACGAACTTGCTCTTCGCCTAATTCGTAATCATATCCTAATAATGAAGCAACTTTAGGTAAATCTTCTTTTGTAATTAAAGCTGCTTTTTTAATAGCATCCATTTTAGATTTCAATTCATTACGAGCTTCTTTAGCTTCTGCTTCAAAATCAACTCTTTCTAAAATAGCACCTACATGTTCATCTCTAAATTTATTAGATTTATTAAATGAACAAAGTTCTAAATATTGAAATAATTCATCATCTTGTGAATTGCCAATAGTTAAATTTAAAAAACCATTAGTAGAACCTGGCTCTAACCAAACTCTTCTAATTTTATCGTGAAGAGGGTTGCCATAAGAGTCAACTCCTCCTATTAAACCAATCTCAACCCATTCTCCTGCTTTTTCATTAAAAAATCTTGAAAAACAAGGTAACATTAATTTAGCTTGAAATATTGGACTTGTATCTTCTCCAAATGGATCATAACTAAAATTTAAAAATCTATAAGTAATTACTGTACCTCTTTTAGGTAACTTTGGCATTATATCCTCAGGGATATTATTATACATGCCAATTTTTTTAAGTGCCATATTTGTGTAGTTTTGTTTGTGAAGAAATTTTAAAAATATATTGGGGGCACTTTCGTACCCCCTTTATATTAAGTTAACTATGCATTAACTTGGTATTTTGCGAAACGATTAGGAGCAAATACTTCCAATCCAATGTTTGAAGTCCAAGTAGTAGTTAAACTCATTTCTTGGTTAGTTGGAGTTGGAGCAAGAGCACCAGTCATGATTTCTGCAGTTTCAGAAGAACCTAAACCTGGAGTAGGTTGTGGTTGGTAACGATAACGGAAGTAATCAGCCATTCCACCACCAACAGTTTTTACTTTACCCATTGGCATGAAGTATGCAGATTTAGTTACAGTAGAACCAGAGTAGTTCATAACATCTTGGTTAGACAATACTTTAAACGCTTTTAAGTTGAAAGTAAATCCACCATGACGGAATTTTTCTGCTTCTAAATCAATTTCACGACCATCTACAACAATACGAGCAGAGTTAACACCTGTACCTGCAGGAGCAGTTGCAGAAGAACTTGGTAAGTTTTTCAAGAAGTCAGAAATTGTTGCAACAGCTGCATTAGAACCAGCAATCATATACTCAAAAGGAGAACGAGCAGCAATTAACTGAGCTTCCATTTGTGATAAATCACTTAAAGTGAATGTATTAGGAGTAGCAACTTGACCATTAATACCATAAGTAGTAATGTAGCTATCCATACCACGAGTAGTTTGGGTTGCATAAGTTTGTCCATATTGGCTAAATGGATATCCTTGGAAAGTATCAGTAGATGCTTGTCCTAACCATAAAGCTAATGAAACGTCACCACGATGTTTTTGTAAAGATTGAATGTTTTCATATGGTAAGATATAAGGTTTACCATTGAATTCTAATTCAATTTTAGACATATTTTGAACGTCAGTAATTTTCAAAGTGTTTCTAAAAATTTGAGTTTGGTTTTGTAATTTGTTTACTAACCAACGACGTTGTTGTGGAGCATCAGAACCTTCAGCTTGAGCATTTGAAAAACAAGATAATTTAGAAGCTGCAGTTGCAGATAAAGTACCAGCATTTACTGAAGTTACAACGATTGTATTTGTACTTGTGTTTTTAGTAGTTACACGACCAACACCACCTTGTACAGCATAACTTGTATCTGGGAACTTAATTAAGTCATTAAGTAAGATAAAATTAAATGAAGTTGTAGCAGAAGGGAATACAATTGTAATTGCAGTTGTACCGCTACCAGTAATTGTAGCACCTGTTAAGTCAATCAAGTTATACAACTTGTCATTATACATGTTGTAATAGATTGGCATAGAAGTAGCTTCTTTTTTGCCAGCCATCCATAAAAAGTCTAACCACTCAGCATCATCTTGAGTGTCAACTAATTGTTTGTAGATGTCTCTTTGGTCTAATAAAGAAGTAGAAACAATTAAGTTACTATTACTTTGTGAGACCCATGGTTTGTCCGTAGGACCTTGGTTACCATATCCAAAAGGTAATGAACCATTACTAAAATTTGCCATTTTGTTTTTGTTTTAAAAGTTTAAGTTATTGTTTAAAAGAAAGGCTTGTTGTCTATAGATTTAATTTTAAACCCTGAGCCTGAAGGTGCAGATGTTACGTTATCAGAAATCTTAGTGTTTTTTAACTCATCATAAAGCCTTTTTTCTCCAAGTGAACGACCATAAGCTATAAGTGCTTTTTCAACTCCTTCCATACTTGCAGCATAGTTTGCTACTTTATAAAACTTGTTCATGTCCACTTTGCCATCTTGGCCTAAAAACATTTGGAAGAATTTGTTGCTGTCTACCGCTAATTCAGAAAGGTTTAACCCCTGGTTAACTTCATAGTTTAGTTTTGTGTCTCCAACTCCGTATTGCAGTAAACGACTTGTCTCAAGTTGTTTAGTAGCAGGATGTTCTTTCACATAACCTTGAAACTCTTGTAGTTGTTTCAACTGAGCTTCTTGTTGAGCTTGCATTCTTGCCTCTACACTATTAGGGTTTTTAGATGGTGTATATTCAGCTTGTTCCTTTTTTAATCCCTCTCGGATTTTGTCGGCTTCTACCTTCAATAACAATTTTCCAACCCTGTCTTCTGATTCGTCTTCCGAACCTATATTGTATTCTTTATTCAGTTTTCTTTGAAGTAAAAGATTTCTTTCTTCTTCAGCTAAAGTAGGGTATTGACTTTCAATTTGCATTTTAATTATCTCTTGGTCAGAGATTGCGTCGTAGTCAATGTTTGTCTTAATTAAAAATTCATCTAATGATTCGTTTTTATAAGCCTCTACTAATTTCTTGAAATAATCATCTTCTTTTACTCCTAATAAATCAAATGGGTCAACTTCTTGCTTTGCAACTTGTTGAGGCTCACTTGATTCATCCCTATATATTACGCTCTCATTTTCTTGAGTAGCAGAAGCTTGTTGTTGGCCAGATTGTTCTTGAGTTTGTTCTTGGCTTTGTTCTTGCTTTTGCTCTTGAGGTTCTTCTTTTTGGTTAGTTTCATAACCTGTTGAAATTCCTTTAAATACAAGTTTGTTTTCCTTAGTAGGTACAACTTGAGCGGTTTCAATTTGTTGCTCTTGAGAAGCAGGTGCTGCAGTTTGTTGTTCTGTTTGTGGTGCTACTGGTTGCTCTGCAACTTGAGTAGTTTCTTGTACTTGATTTTCCATTTTATATTTGTTTGTGTTTTAGTGTTATTGTGCTGCCTCTTCAAGTGTTTCTAACCCTGATGGCATTTGCTCTTCTTGTTGAGGTTGCTCTTCATTAGGAGTTGCTCCAGGGTTGCCTACAAATGCAAAGGTATCTAAATCTATTGGTAATTGTCTACCTTGTTGAGTAATTGGTTCTACAGTTGATTTTAATTCAGCTTCTACATCAATTACATTGATTTTTTCATCAAGGTCTTCTTTCAATAGTTTTGTTTTATTGTCTCTTAAGTTAGCTACATCTCTTTCTTTAGCTTGAACAAATGAAGACTCAACTCTACCAGATGCAGCAATTCTTTCTCTTTCTAAATCAAAGTCACCTCTTAATTGAATTAATTTAGCTTCCATTTCTGCTTTAGCTTGAACTAATTTAATATCTAATTCTGTTTGTAATTGAGCAGTTTGTTGCTTAGCTTGTTCAGCTACCATAGCAGATTGTTGTTGAATCTGACCATTCATTTGCTGAGCTTGAAGTGCTTCTTTTTGTTTCTTTTCTAAATTTTTCTTAACCTTATAAGCCAAAAATAATTCAGCTTGTTTAATGTTTTGAATGTTCTCTAAACGAATAACATCATCAATATTAACTTGGCCAGATTGTAGAGCAACTTTCATTAAATCATCTAATTTAGCTTTTTCTTCAGCCGTTGGTTTATCTACGATAGTAATACCAAATGTATATTTAGAAATCTCAGGGGAAACTTTTAAGAACTCAACAGTTCCAGAACCTAAAGACTTTTCAAAGTCTTCTCCATCTCCTGATTTAATAATATCTTGAACACGAATAATAATAGCTTCAGCAAGGCTTTCCGCTAATTGACGGTCAGCTGCAAAGATATCACCCATCGCATTATTAGTGCCAGACGCAGCTAAATTAGCAACAGTAGTCAAGAATTTAGGGTTAGGAGTAGAACCATCAGTCAATTCATTTAACCCTAATGTTTGTCTAATTAGGTCAATGTTTTGATTGATTAAAGTCCAATACTCTTGTATTGAATTACCTACTCCACCCGCCAATTCTTCTACAGCTTTCATTCTAATTTGCTGATTATTCATATTGACAGAACGGGTTACTAATACCCCTCTTTGGAAGTATAAGTCAAGGATATCATATGGAGTCATTTTCTCTCCACCACCTGTAAGACTAATTTCTTCTAAAGCAGCTAAGTCAATCATGAAACCATGAGGAACGGCTGTATTTAGTTCGTGTTGTAATCTTGCGTATGCTAATTGTATTGAGTCAGCGTAAGGAATAATAGCTTCCATACGGCTGAATGTTTTCATATCATAAAAGTCAGATGCACATAAATGATAGCTTGATTTAATACGAGCTATATTTAATGGGTCTCTTTTCATATCATACATACGACCATAGTCAAAACATAAGTCAGTACCTACAACCCATTTTACTCTATATCCACCTTGTATTTGTTTTCTTTTATATTTTTCTTTCTTATTATTATAATCTTCAAATGATGCTTTACCAAATATTACATTACCTCTTTTATCTACCCTTTCTTCTCTAACTAATTCGTCAGTAGAGTAAATTTCTAAATCTAATACTTGAACCTTTCCTTTATTCCAAAAGTCAGAATAACTACCATAGTAAGCATTACCAAGTGGAGTTGCTTGTCTCCATTGGTTTGAGTTAGCATACATATACAAGAACTTAATGTCATCTTCAGATAACTCGCCATTACTCATTGGTATTAATTGAGCAACAGGGGTTTCTACAATCTCCCCAACATATCTTAAATCTCTAAAGTCAGGATAAGTGCAATAGTTTAATAGCATCCTTCTTGGGTCAACTCTTCTAACGCCAACAAGGTCGCCATCTCTATAGTCTTTATATGAAGCAAATCCGTAGTCAAATAAATCTTGCAATACTTGTCTTCTTAAAGAAGGATAATCATTTTGAGAAAAAGTTAATTCTACAACTTGTTCTGCTTCCATAGCAGCATTATGACGAATACCTAACTCTAATACTTGCATTCCATCTAAATCATCAGGTTCACCAGCTTCTTGTGCCACGACAGGGGAATCAGTTAAATCTTCCATACCCATAGACATCATAGCCTCTCTCATTGCAATTTTAACCTTAATCTTCTTTAGCTTTTCATCTACTTCAGATGCAGCAAAAGCGTCAATAGGATCTATTTGTATATCATAGTTTTGTTTCTCTAACATACTCAAAGCTATTCGTCTAAACTTTGGTATAATAGGTAAAACAGACCAATCTACAACTAATGTGTTATTTGTAGGGTCTTGGTCAGGAGTTAATATCTTTTTGTATCTATCAGTAGCTTGACGACCTTGTGCATAAGTTTTAACCCACTCATACTTGTCTCTTGAACGCCAACCAATACTACCAAATGGCGTATCCCCATAAGCAGAAAATGCTGCTCTTGCATACTGAAGCAACCAAGGCTTTTCTCTTTTCTTTTTTGGGTCTATGTTTTCATCAGGAAACGAAACTCCAACTGATGACATTACTTGCGGTGATTCCATATTTACTGCCCTCTCGGCTTTTAAATTATCTTTATAATACGCTCATTACTAAAACCTGAGCTTACCAAATTTAAATGTTTTGTTTTGTTTACCCCTCATGAAAGGTAAATAATCTTCTATTTTAGCGTCTTGTTTTCTTTCTCCTGTGGCATATTGAATATTAACCATCATAATTAAAGCATAGCCAAAAGCCATAGCAGCGTCAAATTTAGTTGTATTGCCTGGGTCAAACTGTAGCCAATCTTCTATAAGTTGTTCAAATTCAACAGTATCTATATTATCTTGAATGAATTGGTCTGTTATTTCAGCTATGTAATTATTGTTCATTGTAGTTGCAGCTATCCCAGGTTCTGTTTTGCCAGGAATAGTATATGCAAAACTTTTATAATCTCTTGCCTCAAAGTATCTCAATATCCCTGGTTTTTGATTCTCTATTAACCCATGGATACCATAATAAACCAAAGCCATCAATACATCTTCATAAAACTCCTCAGGATTGCCAGGTCTATTTACATAAAGCAATACAGGTCCTTTATCGTATTTAGTAGGTATTAAAGGATTGTATTTTTTCATTATACAAAATGCTCCATTAGACATTCTTGACCTATGGCCATCAGATACTTCTTTATGGTCATAAGGGTCACATCCTGCTGTATAGTTGCTGTTATTTAATGGCATCCAACCTTGAAATGTTTTCTTCACTAAGTTGGTTTCATGTTCTATAGGCAAATAACTAATTAAGAATTTGCCATTAGGGTTTTCCAGGAATATAACTTTAGAATCTTTAACTCCATTTTCCCAAGCAAAGTTACCTTTAACTAATTTAGGATTAGTCCATTTAAGCAAATCTAATCTATCATTTAGTTTAATAGGGTTGAACTTACACAAAGAAGAATCAATTTGAAATGCTTCTTTTTCGTCTAATGGTTCTTTTCTTTTTGCAGAAGATAAAGCCCTTGGGTCATCTCTTAGTGCAAGCCTTTCTTCTAATATTTCTTCTCTTGCTAAATCTTTATTGGCAACCCCATATTCATCAATATATCTTGTTTCATCTGCAGGCGTAAAGAATCTATACATACCTGTACGAGTTCTTTTTCCTACTTTTTCTAATTGATTAGAACCTTTCCACAAATCAAAGAATTCAGCACCACCACTTTCCATATCTTCTACGGTAGTTGTATGGAGAGCTTTTCCTATGATTCTACCTTGGTCGTCCATAAGACAAAACCTAACAACGTCCCAACGTCTATTAACATTAACCATAGTTGTTTTACCAACCTCATCTCCAATATATATACCAAGCTTCTGTCCGTCATAAGCACCTTCAACAGATGACTTAAAATCTACGCCTGACATCAACTCATCTTCTTCTATATTAATCTTACCACTATTAAACTTTAACCCTGTTGCTGGCACTTTACCTGTGTTAGGCAAATCACTTACAGGTTTAAAGAAAGATACTAACTTTCTATATGGATTTACAATGGCCTTTCTAAAGACTTGCTTGGCATCATCATCCGTTTTGGATTGAATACCTGCCAAGAAGTTTTCTGACCGAGAAGCTGCCTCTAATGCAATACAACCAGCTCTATATGTTTTACCACTACGACGCTTTGTAACTTCGGTTAACCCAAAGCAAGTATCATCTTCTACTGCATAATCCCATGCATAAAAGAATTTTCTATCTACATCTCTATAACGAGGTAACCCAATATCTAAATGATAACAAGATAAATAAAACCAATGGATACCTGTTATATATACATCTTCATTATTACTTCTAAACCAATGGCCACTCAATCTTCTTATCCAGCAATATTCTTTAAACTCTTCTAACTCTGGGTGAATATATTGAGGGTCTCTCTTTCTTTTCTCTATCTCTTCCTGTTCCCATTTTGGAACAAGTTCAAATCTTTTATCTATTTGCCAATAGCAGTATTTGTTTTGGGTAGACCTTCTTTCTATACCTGCATACTCTTCTTTTTTAGTAAACGGATTATACAAGAAACCCTTTCTTGGCAAATAGCATTTAAGCCCTTGTACATCTACTAATTGTCCACCTGTATCTTTAATCATTATTTAAGTTTTTTGGCAATAGCTTCAGGAGTAAATGCCATACGAGTATCGTGTTGGTCTTTTAATTCTTCATCTCCTGCAAACAATCTGATATATAAAGAGTCAATCTTTTCAATCATATCTCCCATTTGATTAAGTAGTTTATTTTTAATCTCAACTGCTTTTAATATATCTATTTCTTTACCTGTATCGTCATCTTCAATTTTCTTTCCAACTCTTTCAGCATATTCTACAAATGTAGACTCAAGGCTGCAAATTAAAACCCATACCCTATTATTAACTACATTAGTTAAGAAACTAATAGCTAATTCATAGTTAGGTTCTACCATTAGACCTACTTCTTTCTTTGCCCATTCTTTCCTTCTTTTGATATCACTAAAGTCTCTTACCGCAGGACTTCTAAAATCATACATCCAAGACAGATACCTAAACTGTTTGTTTAAGTCAACAAAGCCAATTGATTGAGGCACAACTGATTGCAAGTTTGGATAAGCTGCAATAATATCTCCATCAACCATAGGGTTAATAATCATTGCACTTACTTGTTCTTTTGTATATCTACTCGTTGCCATATCCTACAATTAATTCTTTATCCATTATCATTCTACTTCTTCCATCAGGGAACTTATAATAACTTCTAAACATTTCATTAAAGTATAGCTTAGCACCAGCAGCTACATCTAAATCACCTGATACAAATTCCCCACAACCTTTTAATACTTTAGATTGAATAGAATCAGGAATAATTAAAAATGATGATTTCATTTCTTCCCCTTTGATATCATCCATTATTATCCACTTACCTAATCCTTCCCATTCTGTTTCTCTTTTAACAGCAAGTATCATAAATTCTTCTGCTTCCCATACAACTTCATTATTGTATCTCTTAACCCTATTGTAGATTCTTTCTTCTCCAATAGTATAATAGTCAGCTACCATTAAATAGCTGACCATTACTTCATCACCTTCTTTTATATTATGAGGGAATCTTCCGCCTACGGAATGAACTATTGCAGTTGTTACTGCCCATTGTTCAGGTTCAAATGAAGGGTCAATATATAACTCTACTCCATTTTGTGTTTTAATTGTTGTTTGTAGTGCCTCTGGAATTGTAACGAATACATTAGACCCTACAGGCTTCATACTGTTTTGTGTTTCCATTGTTTGTGTGTGTTGTGTTGATTCGCAAATATACGGAAATATCCGTTATTATACTATTTCTTTTTCATACGGCCAGCAATAGCTTTTTTTACCATAGCTGCTTTACCATACTTTTTCATTCCTACTTTAGCTGCAATTGCTGCACCTATTTCTTTTGCTTTAGCAGGAGACTTACCTTTTTTCATGTATTCTTTTGCTGCACCTTTTGCCAATGCTTTGAATCCTACTTTAGTTGCTTTTTTCTTTTCCATTATATATTTGTTTTAAAAGTTACCTACCTTGACCTCTATACTTCTTTGGACGAGGTGTATGTTTATTATACGCCTTCTTTGCATTACCTCTTTTTCTATCCCCAAAAGTTACTTTGTTTGAATTGCTGATTTGTTTAGCCATTAGCTTTTTTCTTTAATGTTTGAACTGTTTTATCTGAAAGTAATTTTTTAGTTGTTGCACCTGTAACAGCAGCTGCACCTATTTTATTTAAAGAATTCACAATTTTACTATAATCAAATTTATTTGCATCTGTAATATATGGGTGATTTTCTTTAGCAAAATTAGTCATAATGCTTTTTATTTCAGGTATATCTTTCTCTGTATATACTCTATTGCCAAGTTTATCTCCAAGTTTCATTCTAAGTTCATGTTGAACAGCTTCTTGTTCTAACTCTTGGTCTGTATCTAATCCTGACCAAGCATCCTTTAATATTTTTCTTTCTTCAGGTGTAGACGGGTTTCTAATGCTTCTACTATGACCTAATTCATGAATTGCAGCATCATATGTTTTTTTATAATCTTGACCTTTTCTAACTATTGCTAAATCATTTAAATCTCCAATATCTTCTGCAAGATATCTTCCTTCTGCTCCATTTTTAGGAACTAAAGACTCAAGAGTTTTACCTTTTAAACTTTTATCATCTTTTTGTATTAATTCATATAGTTGTTTAGCTTTAGGATTGTCTGGAAACATTGCTTCTGTATTAGTTATATCAAATGTTTGTCCAGGTCTAAATTGCTGCATTTTAGCTTTATTATATGGAGATTTAGAAAATGTCAATGCGTCTCTATTTGCATCTGCTAATGCTCTTACATCTTCTGGTAAATTATTAGGCACATATACTTTATTGCCAAATAAATCTTTTTGAACTAATTCATCTTTTACTTCATTTTCAACATTGCTTTTAATAATGTTTTTTAAAGCTTCAGGTGCACCTTTTTCTTCAAATAATCTTAATAATGCTTTACCAGCTCCAGGAGCTTCTAATACAGCAGCTATATCAGCTACAGGGATACCAACATTTTCTGCCCAAGCATTTAATTTTTCGTTTGGAATAGATGCTGCCAAATCTCTTTGTCTTGATTCTTTTTCTAAATCTGCTCTAACTTTTTCACCTACATTTTTATAAACAGGTGCAGGACCTGCATCATTAATAAATTTTTTTTGGCTTTCTTGTTTTCTTTGCAATTGACCAAGAAACATCTTATATGCTTCTTTAGACGCTGGGTTTTCTTCAGGTCTTGGTTTTGCTTTACTTGTATTATCTACAGCATTAGCAGCCTGCTTAGGCTTAGGCATATTAGCCAATAATGTTTCAATTTGTTTTTTAGATAATTTATTTGCCATTGTTAATTTTTAATGTATGGTTTGTACTGTATTTAATATCATTTGAATCATAATGACGAACTCTTCCATCGTCCTTATTTGCCACCACCCATATTGTATTTTGATGTATTCCATAATCTATCATTAATATTGCGATGCCTTCTCCGTGGGGAGTATCAACCCATATAGTAGATTGAAACTCGTGGATAGTTGTCATTACTTTTTCTTTTTAGCAGTTGATTTAGTTTTAGCAGATGATTTAAATCTTTCTCCTTTACCTGAAGTTTTACCTTCTCTATACACTTTAGATTTAGTACTCCATAAATCGTGATATGCCCAATGGCCAGCAGTTAGTTTAGAACTGTTAGCTTCTTTAGCGTGACGTTTCTTATATTGTTTACGAGCTTCTGGGCTATAGTTAGAACTATATCCTTTAGCACCATAATGGACAATCTTTTCTTTGCCATTAGCACAAGCTTTAACCACTCGTTTATGTTTACCATCTGTATCAGCCTTAGGCTTATTACAAGGCATTTTTGATTTATCTAATTTTGCTTTTGCCATTACATTCTTTTTTTAGCCATTTTAGATTGAACTTTAGTCTTTACCTTATTAGGTAATTTTTTACCTTTAGGGGTTTCTTTTTCCCAACGCTTAGCCATCTCTGGTTTGTTAGCGTACATAAATCCTCGTTGTGCTTTACTTTTAAATGGCATAATTATAATTTAAAAAATTCACTATATAAATTAGATATAGTTTCAGCTATACCTTGATTTGCTTTATTGCAAGAATCTGAAATTCCACTTTTAATCTCATCAACAGTATCAACATCTAATACTGAAGATATATCAACAAACGAAATACCATTATAACTAACTGTAATTTTAACAGCTTTTACATCAGGTATTTTTTCCCCTTTCTTTTCAAGCTCAGCTATTTTAGCAAGTATTTCTTTAGCTCGTTCAAATGTTTTTTGGTCCATAATTAATATTTATCTAATACATATTTTCTTTTAATATACCTTGCCCTTCTCATTAATGCACTATCTAAAGAACTACTTATATCTTCAAATGCTTTTCTCAAGCCTTCATTATATCCAAACAATTGGTTATTAGCCATAATAGCAATATCCAATCTTTCTTTCAAACTATCAATTATAGCTTTATTCCCAACTTTGCTAAGTAAGAATAGACTATCAATTTGATTTTTTTGAGTATTAATTTTTTCATTGTAGTTATAGAATTTAGTGTTAATATCTTCCGCTTGTGACTTCAATAATAATACGACCGTATCTCCATTAATTATTTTTGTTTTCGGATACGATTGGCTTAAGCTCAAATGGCTTACCAGCAACATCATCGTCATCACCATTAATCTTTTCATTGAGTTTTATATTTTCTTGTTTTAATTCAGTTACTACAATTTTAAAACTATCGCAAGCTTTCTCTGCGTGCTTTAGCTCACCAACACGTTTTTCTATAAACTGACTATTTTTTTTTACGGTTACGGTAACCATAGAGTCAATATTTATAGAATGCCATCCTTTAACTTCGTGAGATCGGATTGCTTTCTGTGCTGTTATAGAGGTCAACATTATTAATATTAACCCAAGTATAACAAGTGTAATTATTGCTGCTGCTTTATTTGGTTGCATTGATAATTGCTTGTTGTGCTATGATGTTATAAATAATTGAGTCTTTCTTATCTACTGTCTTTTGAAGATTACGATTGTCTTCAATGCAGTTATCAATACCTTTGCTTGAACCAGCCTTCATATCTTTGTATACATAGATAATACCAAATACACAAAGGAAAGCTACCGCTGCTATTGGGTACTTTCTAAATTGATTAAAACTAACAGGTAGTTTAACAGCACCTGATGCTGTGTCTACTACCTTTTTAGTCGCTGTTTTTTTAGTTGCTGGTTTCTTCGCTTGAGTCATCAGTTTTGTTTTTCTTTCCAAAATATCCATCAATAGCTTTTTCAACTACTTTCAACCCTAATAGAGCAGCAATCAATAAAGTTACTGAATATACTAAAGCCTCAGATGGAGCTACATGTTGCTCGCTAAAGCTATTATGGTATAGGGTTACACCCAATAGAATACCTAAGAATAAAGCAATCAAACGCTTCATTGAAGGAGCATCAGGTTTATCTAAAAAGAAACCTGCTATAAAGTTTATTAATTTCTTCATTATACAGTTGGTTTAACTACATCAATAACTACTACATTACCTGGATATAAAAATTCTAAAACATCTTGAACTTCCATAATAGACAATGTTTCACAAGGGATAGTTGAATACTCATCTGGAGTAATATCACAAGTAATTAATTGATTGTAAGAAGATACAGTTGCTACTTCTGATTTTCCTGACTCATATGCTTCTTTGTTAACAAATGTAGAAATACCTATTTGAACAGGAATGCTACCTTTTTTTTCTTGGAATGATTGAGTTAAGAACTCATTGATTACAACTACTGCACCTGCAGGGATATTTAATCCTGTTGTTGTTAATACTTCTGCGTTGATTTGTAAAGCTTTCATTTTATATGTTTAATTTATAGATTATAGATTTGTGTGGGTGTATTTATGCCAAGCTGTGCTATCCCAAAATGCTAATACATTTTGTGTAGTAGAATAAACATGTAAACCTGTAGCAGGAGCAACAATAGAAGTAATTTGAGCATCAGTCATTCTTGGAAATAAAAATCCACGAGTAGTAGATTCCATTTGAAATAATGCTGAAGCATCTACACTATTAATACCCATTGTTACTTGACCTGTACCATACATATTAAATAAGTTAAGTGTATCAGCACTATTTCTTAATCTTAATACACTATCTGATGTAGTAGCACCACCTGCTTGAACATGAAGTCTAGCAGCAGGAGAAGATTGTCTAATACCTACATTACCATTATCTAATACAGTTAAGTTATTAATACCACCTGATGTAGTTACTCTCAAACCATAAGTTGCAGATGTTGTACCTGTACCTTGGATATATAATCTTGCAGCACCTGGTGTTGCAGTCCCAATACCAATGTTGCCTGTTGTTCCTAAAAATAGACCTGTTGAACCACCAACACCATCGGTCATTTCTTTATTTGTTGCTCCACCTATAGTATTATCAGCATATTTAAATAAACTCTGATATGTGGATTGAATTGTATTACCTGTTAAAGTTGCCATTGTTTTATATTTTTAAAATTTTTAATCCCAATTAAATGCTGCATTTTCCCATTTCATTGTTGCGTTTTCCCAAAGCAAACCACTTGTAACTCCAGCTAATTCTTCAGCATTAATAAACAATTTAACTAAAGAACAAGTAGATGTACTTGATACATACTTTATTTGAATTGGTAAAAATTGTCCTGTAGTTACTCCAAAAAAAGTTACAATAGTATTTGTACTATCACCTGCCATTATCACACTTAAGTTACCAGCACCACCAACATAAACCCCACCACTTCTTGTAATATATGTATTGTATAATATTTGATTAGGTCCTGTAATAGGACCCGCTATTACATCATAAGCTGTAATAGGTTGAACATTTATATCTCTTAAAAAACTACTCATTATCAAATGGGTTAAATGTTGATTCTTTTATATTTATATATCTACCTATACTATCTTTATCTAATAAAAATAAATAATCTGGTATTTGTATATTATCTAATTCTTGTTTGCTTATATAATACTTTTCATTTTTATTTATTACACTAAATAACCAATTACCATCAAATGTAAAATTTTTATTATTTATAATATCTGCTATATTTTTATTTATTTCAAAATATTTCATTACAAAGACCTTTTTAAATAGTTATTATAATTATTCATAATTCCAATTAATTGTCCAACTTCAAAATCAGCTAATATTTCTCCAATTGAAATACAACTTAATAACCTTGTAGAAGGACTGTAAATATTTATATTAATTCCATCAAATGTACCTGCTAATGCAGATATATATATTGGACAATCTGGAACCCCATTATATGGACTTGAAAAATTTGTTATAGCGCCATTTTTATATGTTTTTAAAGTTCCACTTGAAGTTCTTGTCATACCATATATCAAATTTGTTGGCAACCCGTCATTTAATACATCATTTGAACTGTTTATAGCAAAACGTGTAGAAATACTTGGATTAGTATTTAATGGACTTATTGCAGTAAATGTATTTGCAAGAGGTCTTTGACTACCTATAGAATAATCATTTACTAAATCCGATTTGCCTTTTATGGATGCCCCAACATAACTTCTATAATTTATGTTATCACAATATTGATTTGAATTTCTTTGAAAAATATGAGGATAATTTCCCCATGATTCCAAAGCTAAATTAATATTTGTATTATATGCTCCACCTTGAGATGAAACTCCAGATGACCATTGTAACTCACTTCCCAATTGAATTAAATTATATGGACCTGTTGGATTCATAAAGTTTAATCTATAGCATTGTGCATTTGCTGCATTAACATCTACGTTATAAGGAACTTTTTGATATGCCGTAGGTGCTCCAAAACCTGCATTAAATACATTTGAACTATTACCTTCTATTTGTAACCCATATATATAAACCACTTCTCCATTAGTAGGTCCAGAATAAAAATTACCTGTTGAATTACCTATTAGCCAAACTCTATTAAGATATACATAAAAAGCAAGGTAATTAGGATTAGTTGCTGATGCTTTTATATAAATAGAATAAGTCATAAATGCTGACTTAAACCATACTCTATAATAACCATTAGGTGCAGCTATAACTCCTGATTCATTTACGTTTACTGTTGTTGTACTTATATTAAATGTAGTTGCATCAATAATAATGCCAACAGGGTTTGTTTGACTTGCATTTGAATATGTTTCTGCATTAGAATTATAACCCATCATCCAATAAGCACCAACATTGTTCAAATAAACAGTTGAAGCGGCTGATACTGGAAAACTCATTTGATATGTTTTTGTACCACCATCAGGGTTAATTTCTGATGTACTAACCGAACCATTTAACCCATTAGCATTTACAATCATTCCCATACCTGCATCAGACATATCTTGAGTTGAACTACTTGTAGTCCAAACACCATTTCTATACTTTTGAATAAAAGGATAAAATGCTTTTATTTTAGATTGTATTGCTGAGTTCTGGATATCATCAGATAACAATTGAATTGCAGTTTGTTGCACAGGGTCAGTTATCCCACTTACTGCAATAAATGCAGAAGCCAATGTAGGTGGAACGTATGGACCTTCAATAGCTATTGATGCGCCAGATGAATTTTGTATTCCTAAATACATAGATTAGAATAAAGCTATTAAATTAGTTGCACTACTTGTGCTTGAAATATAAACTACTTGAATAGGTAAAAATGTACCTGCCGTAACACCAACAAATGAAACTAAAGTTCCAGTTGAATCACCAGCCATCTTAACGACAACTGTTCCGCCACCACCAACATATATTCCACCTACTCTATCTAAAGTAGTATCAAAAGCTACTTGGTTTGTACCTGGCACAAATACTACAGGTTTAGCCACTATAGCTTGGTAATTTACGTCTCTTAAAAATGAAGCCATTTTAAATTATTTTATAATGTTATAATACGCTCCTATATCCTCTTACCATTATAAAACATATTAGGGTTAATCTCAAATACATTATCATCATCTGTAGTTTTAATCACATTTGCTTCTATAAGGCTTTTTAAACCTCTCATTACATCTCGCTTACTCTTATATCCACAGAACTCTTTACACCGCTCAGGATGGAAAAAGAATTGGGTTTTTGACTTCTTTAGGTAACCCAATATATAGCATAACACCACAACACCACTTGACGGTAACTGAGACAAGGCAATAATGCCCTCACTATATAGCTTTATGAAAGGTAGGCTATCTAACTTCTTATGGGTTGATACATCACTCAACTCCATCACCTCACCTGTTGCATTATCTACAACAATTCTATCCTTACCTTTAGCCACTACTTGGCGAATTCCTTTTAATTCCATAATATGCAAATATACACCTAATTTACAATTTTTGTCACAAAAGTGGACAATTTATGTAAAATTCTATATTGATAATCAATTACTTATAACTCTTCCTTTCTT